CCTCCGTTGATTCTGGCTCATCCGCCATACCATATTATCGGTCAGGGATGGACGAAAGTCAAGAGAGATGGAAAAAGTTTTTCAGATTTTTTTTTCACCAGGGAAGATCATCGTCTAGTGGCTTGTCTCTAAAAGCCTGGCCAAGCAGTGGCTCGGAGAGTCGTTGACGATCCAATTCTCGTTCCAGTTCCCTCTGCTTCTTCGCCTGTTTTTCTTCTTTTCTGCGGGCTTTGGCGTCAGCGTGCTGTTTCGGGGTCAAAGCTTCGACATACATTGATGTGCCCACATTACCTTTAAACATATTTTATTCTCTCCATGTACGTACTGTACCAAGATCTCGTACTGATTAAAGAAACAAACTGCAACTGCACTCGGGAGGATGAAGTCGGGAGCGGGTGGAGACACTTACCCCTTGCGAGGTAAGTATTCAAGACAAGACTCGGTAAGGAAGTTAGCCGATCGCTATAGTCTCGACCGCAATCTAGGCTCAAACGGGGCACCGGTCAACCTGTCGCCCCTCGCCTAGCATACCCTGGTGTATTGACGGTTCCCCTTAAGCCATTGCGGTAGCCTAATGGGGTTAGACTGGGCCAGGACGGAGATGCTCCATCTGTGGCCCAGTCTGGAATCCGGAGTTCCTCGGATTGCCATTCGGTAGGAGTTGTGTCTGAAAACGTATTACACAACTAAGCCATCCTTCCACCCCTGTGCAACGTCTCCCCTTGGGACGCCCTTTCCGCAGTGTGGACCAGCCCGCTGTGAGGTCTGGTTAATGGTATAGGTTGCTGTCGCCTCAACCACCATCGGACATCATAAAGTATAGCCCATGTGTCCAATGTGTGCAAGTGGGAAAAAAATACCCATATTTTTATGCTTTAGTGGGGGAAAATATCCAGCCCTCGCTCTTGCTTGTTTCGATCCAGTCCATTAAATCCTCTTCAGATCGCCAGTCCAGGGCAATAGGATGAGTGGCATCTGGTTTGCCGTGGAGCATCGGTTGTAAGACACATTTCAGGAGGCCAGGAGGGCCATTGAGTAGTTCCTGTGCAATCAATCGCATACGTGGATGTTTGGATTTTGGATTGATGATTATCCACGATTTTCGGAAACGCATTATTGGGGCTGGGGACTGCACTGATTCCTGGCATTTGGCCGGCGCTACGCTCTTTCCCTCGTTTGATTTTTTATAGTAACTCATATGAAATCCACTACGCCAATAGGGAGACTTCGATCCTATCCACCATTGGATCGGCCAATCCATCCTCGGATGTTAGGTAATCAGACAGAACTCTGTGATCACAAATTTCTATTCGTTTAGACCTATCTCCAGTTTTATAGATTATTACAAGTAGGTATTCCATTGCACACCTCCTATTTCTCCTGTTTGAGATATTCCCTCATTTCCCGCTCGGCACACTCAGGACAAATACCATCTGTGATCTTGGTAGTTGTGGGGGTTCCGACTACAAATACTCCGTTGACCTTTATGCGCTTACACCATGCGCATCGGGTATCCATTGTGATTGCCATCTCGTCCTCCCACGTTCCGCGATACCCTATTATCGGTCAAGGGTAGACGGATGTCAATGGGATTATTTTAAATTTGGTGGGCGAACTGTGGGAATCGACCCGGAGTCGTGAATTTCGGCATAGTGCTGGTAATTTTTTGGCCAGAGGTTGAGGGCTATGATATGTGCCCTGTGTTCATTGGCTATTTTCACCGCATGCTTTTTATCTTTTGCCCACAGGGTGAAGTAAATATTATTGTCATCATGCCACGTCCAGAGGTAATGTATATTTCTCATATCAATATGATTTGAAGTGCAACTATTGCCCCACCTGTCCATTACCACCTCAAATAAGTATAAACCATTGGGGCAATCCGGCATCTCATCGATGACATACTCCTCGATGTCGTTCATTGACCCATATCGCTTCTTGGCTTCTAGTGCTTTCTTCTTTGTAGAGTATACGCCCTCGATGCGATATTCTGAATAATCTCCTGTACTTACAAGATATATCTTTTTCATTTAGTCCTCCATATGGGATTTGGACAAAAAACTACAATCCATCTTGTCCAGTAAGAATGAACCAGATGATAGCTAGAATGGCCATGATGTTATCCTCAGTTCATGATTGATGGTGTATGCATCCAAAATCTTGACCCGTGCAGAAATAACCACCCCCTCCTTCATCATCCCAATAGTTTAAACCATCCTGTTCGCCAGGATGTCCGTAGAATATTTTGGGGTTCAAACAATCACCCAGAAATGCGTGATCCAATTTAACATATTCTCCCCATGGACTTTGGATAGATTCCGCGATCCTACGCCAGAATTTACAGGTCAGACACGTATTTTCGTTGATCATAATTTATCCCTTTCAGCTCCCTCTCTGATGCAGGTAGTAGGGATCATATTGAGCACCTGTCTGAGCAGCATAGAATAGTGGCCGGCTAGATATGGCCACTTTTCGAGTTCGGTCATGTTGTCACAGAGGGTATTTTCATAATCGCTTCCCCATCCTCGTCCGCCCTTCTCCATGGCATTCATGTAGTCGAGCAGCAGGCTGTACCTTGTCAAGTTGTTTTCTCGTTCGTCCATCGTGATCTCCCTGCTCAGGAATGGTATGCCACGCCAATTGCAACCAGTTTGCCGCGAAATTCCACTTGATACCAAGTATTTTTGTAACATCCAGTTAATAATCTTTCGAGAGTCCAAGAATCTGGCACAAACTCACAAACCATTTTCATCTCTCCAGTTTCCCAGTTCTCCCCTTCGCGCCACTCTTTCTTGACGATGCTGGACGGTCCAACGAGCATATAGTCCCAATCATCAAGACAAACCCCCTTATCCCTTAGTTCCTCGACCTCTGTTTTTGTAAGATCTTCGTAACCGCTAATCAAGATCAAAGGCACACCCATTACACTACCTGGCCCTAATGCGGTAGCGCTGATCATGATTGACTCCTTTTGGCGTTTGGATATTAAAACCAAAATACTCTATCACTCTTCTGGTTGATCTCCACCACAGCGTCCCACTGCTCATCGTCGTCGTCAGCCTCTAGGGCCTTGGCTGCCAGACTTGCAAGGTGCTGTAGGGTGTGGTTGAGGCGCTGAGTTTGGACGGTCTGAAGATAGATGGCGTCGTGGAAGCTTTGCAGATTGCTGATGGTGTCGAGATATGATGTGGAGACTTCAACGGTTAACATGTGATAACCCCCTTAGAACAGGTATGTGAGTTGGTCCAACCGGTAGGCCCTAGCTTCGTTCCTGAAGTAGTCTTGGGCGAATTTATCGGCAGAGGAAACCGATAGTGCCGCACATTTTACCGCGTCCCTGTAGACAAGTCTCATGTCCACCATTGCTCCCATGCGATGGCGATTGGCAGTGGGGGCCATTTCGAGCTTGGTGCTAGGATATAGTGTAATGTTGGCCATGGCGCTCTCCTTGTGGTCTGGCTGCATCTGCCATACCCCAAAGATAGGCCCACCTGCACGCGCGTCAAGGGGGAAAAGAGAAAAACATCCCACAATCCCCCAGTGCAATGTATGTGCTGCAATGATTAAACATTGACCTAATGGGGTTTGAGCAAACACCTCAATTAAGACTAATACACATAGTACATAAGATAGACTGGGTATCCTCAAAGAGAGAAGATACCCTAAACTCCATCTACACGTGGCAGCCGAGCTAAGGGTAGTATAGACCATTTTCCCGATGTCGGCAATATGGTATCAACTCGTTGAAATTACATCTATTCAAGGATACTAGCTCTTTCCGGTGTAGAGGCGTAAAGATGTAAAGGTGTAATCCAAGTGTGTAGAAGTGTCCCAAATGTGTAAAGGTGTCCCAAATGTGTAGTTCAAATGTGTAGTCCAAACCACGACCCCCGCCCCCTGCGAAGCCCAAAATCTTTCAATTCACACCCAATTCTTTACACTTTGTAAACTCTATACCCCCAATAATGCCCACTGCTAGGCACAGAGTACTTACAAACTGTCAAAATGGTGGGTAATAGATGCATCAATATATATGTGCGAATGCGCGACAATGGTTGACTAAAACAGTTTACTTTCGAGAATGGAGATTATGTCTTACTAACATAATTACATAAGTAAAGAAAAAAAAATACTTACACAAAAAGAATATTTCTCATGTATATGAAATCACACGCACAATGAATACCATGTATGAATGCACCCGCAAGGCCACATTCATATGAACGAGCACCATGGATGGTGTGCACTATGTGCCTAGTTGGCGGGGTGAGGGGGATTGGCCCCCCCGGGGATGGGGACCAGACGGAATCTCTGAAATTGAAGATACACCCACTTCTATTTTCTGAGCCAATTTGAAAACTTTGATACTAGACGTAGGTAAACGATCGGAACTGCCAACAAAATGTAACCACGGCGTAACCACATAAAATGGTTTGACACATATAGAAGATGGCATATAATAGAGATCTAGGGAGAATTCCATGGAAGGCGAATGCGGGTTCTGCGGTGGGACTTACCAGAAGAATCGTTCCTGGCAAGTATTCTGTAGCGAGTCTTGCAGGAGGGCTGCCAAGGTGAAGGCCATGGCCGGGAACCATGAGATGCAGAAGAAGTTGAAGGCACTTAAGGAGGAGGTGCAATTTTTGAGATCTATTTATGAAGATTTGGGGGGATGAGTAATGACTGCAACCATTATGACCGTAGTAGCAATAGCGGCTTGGGGTTTTATTCTTTGGATTGCCATGGGCGGAGAGACGCCAAGGTGGAGGGGATAGGTGGCCTACAAGGAAACAAGGAAAAAATATCCGGTCACTCTACCTCCAGAATCCAGAGAGACGAGTGAGAAGGTTAGGTTTGGGATGTATGAGGATAAACAACGCAAGGCAATTCTTGCCCGCCACAAACAGTCGAAATTGAATGAGTCAACGGATGCCAAGGAGAAGCGCTTCCTGGTGGCCGGAGACTATGTTGACCGCTATGACTGCATGGAGTATCTGGTGGCCATGGTGTCTGAGGGCTCTAGGTTGAGTGATCTCTGCAAAGAAGATGAGATGCCCACCCTGCGAGAAGTGGCACACTGGCGGAAGTGGCATGCCGAGTTTGAACGGGAGATGAAGCTGGCGGAGTCGTGCAGGGGGCTGAGGAGTGGTGAGAGGGCGGAGAAGCTCGCCGAGGACGCAACGAATGACGACAATGCCGCCATTGTGAAGCTCAAGTATGAGGCTTTAAGCAAGACGGCTGCTCGACTCAATGCTGATTTCCAGGAGAAGAAGATCATTCAGACAGAGGATATAACCAACAAGATGTCCTATGAGCAGATAGCGGAAGAAATCAAGGCACTTACCAAGCAGTTCCCGGCTCTAAAAACATTTACCGATTTCACGGAAGCCGAAGTCGTTGAGGGGGATGAAGAATGACTGAGGATGGATATTACAGTGCATTGTCGCGGGTTGGCGAGTTGTTTTTTATTGATACACCCAGTAGTGACGAGATGCGGGAGCTGGACGCGCTAATCGATGCGCTGGGTGAATATGAGAAGAACGTATGCCATGGTGATGAAGATGAATAATGAAACTTTAGTTAGGTGCTGTTTTTGTGGCGACAAAAATTCAAAAGATGAATCATTCCAAATCTCCAGAAATGTTTGGGCGTGTAATTACTGCCATGATACATTCGATTATGAAGATGAAACCCAGGCAGAAGTTGTGTTGCTAAATTATGGCGAAATTAATATTGGGCTTTGGTCGCACATGGGGGAAGTATATGAGTGATGGGCATGTTTATTGGCACGTAAAGAACCCATGGCGTAAATACTGCGATCGCTGGTGGCTCCATTGGCTCAAATTGCCAGTGAGACTTTTGTGGGACATTGGGGATGCATGGCAAAGGTCAAGGCGTGGATGGGCTAAAGGGGACATCTACGATCTTTGTAGCTATCATGCTGGTCTTACCCGTGGCATCATGGAACATTACCTCAAGCACCATTATGGATATTGCACGGAGACCCCGGAGGAATATACAGCCAAATTACAGACCATCGTTGATGGGTGGAAGGCGATGGAAGACTTCCTTGGTCCAGACGGTTGCCTTATGTCAATAGATGACGAAAAAGCATGGCGCAAAGAGCTATGGGAGAAGTGGGAAAAGGGCATGAAGGAGTTTACTGAATTCTATCCATCATTTTGGCAATAGGAGAATAGAAAAAATGAAATGGCCAAAAGAAGTTTTCCACTATGGTTTACACTATGTCAAGGTTATGGAGGAGACTCCAGACAAACGGAAGCATCTTGGTTATCAGTGTGTAAACTTTCCACAGCTTGGGACAACTCGCCACCTGGTTTCTACCTGGATGCCTTCGAAACAGTATTGCCAAGAAGTGATGGGGACAATACACTATTTTATGAGCCAGTTTGTAGCAGATTATATTAGGGCGTATGAGACATTGCGCATCGTGGGGCAATCTGGGCAGGCCGAAGACTTCCAAGTGCAGCCAGCGGCCGTAGATCCATATGACCCAGAAGCGCGCGAGTGGCCATCCGTGCTTGACCACCACGGGATTCTTTACTGGAAGAAGACCAAAGACCTCGGCGGGGGCAAGATCACCGTGGCATATGAGTGTGAAGAATTTCCCGTTTTGGGAACACTGAAATTCCAGGCTGATACCCCCAATCCGAGCCCCAAATATAAAAACGCAGCACTAGTGAATGTCATGCAAAGCATTAATCAATACCTGACTGACTACTTTATCCACATCATGAACAAGCGGGCCGAACTAGGTAAATCTGACCCATTGTTTGATCACTCTGATGTGGGTATTACAAACCAATACGAAATGGCTGAGGCCGGGGAGAGGTAATGGAACCAGAGAAGACCTATACGCTTGATCTTAAAGTGGGTGAAATCGGTTTCGGAGTGAGCGAGAAGGATGGAGTAAAGTATTTTGTAGCCATGACGGGTCTCGAAGATGACATTTGGGCGGCGATTAACCGTTTCATGGATCAAAGACATTAATCCAACTCACAAGTAATCCTTGACAGCTCAAAAGATTGAGGCCCCGGTGAAGGGGCCTCTTTTGTTGTATCTGTTGTAACTATTAATTCTTATCCTTCAGCTCCGAACAGTCGCCAATGATGGTGATTGCCGGAGGGGGGCCGATGGGAATTCGAACGGTGCTTTCGGGAATGGGGATCACAGGATGATAGGTCTCTTGACCTTTCTCCCGCTTGTATTTAAGATCACCCATATTATTCACCCTTCTTCATTCCATTGACCTTAGGGATGACCACAACGCCATTGGGAGACTTGGAATCGCTCTGATTACCAAAGCTCTCGCCGGTTTTGTGATCGGTGGTCAACGTGCCGGTAAGGGCTTGATCGCCACCCAGTGAAGATTTGTCAACCATGATTTACTCCTTAAGTGATGCTCGAACCATTCTCATTGTAATGCATCCACATCGTAAGTCAATATGCTTTCATTGACATTTTTATATTATAGGTTACCATGTATTTATGGGTATGGAAGAAGTCCCCAAAGAGGCACTTGAACGATATCTTGCACTTGGCAAGGAGCTGAAGTTCATCCGAGAAACCTCTGCTAATAAATTCTTCAAACCATATGATAAGCAAAGACAATTCCTTCATTCTAAAAACAAAATCAAGGTTCTGTTTGGGGCAAACCAAGTTGGCAAGACTCATACCGAGGCGTATGAAGTCAGCCTGCATCTCACCGGGGAATACCCAGATGATTGGAGGGGTGTCAGGTTTGATCGTCCGGTGGTGATATGGGTTGCAGGTGAAACAACCTTTCGTGTTCGAGATACCATGCAGGTCAAACTGTTTGGCGAGTTGGGTAATCTTGGCACTGGAATGATTCCTCTGGGTAATATAGATGAATCTAAAATAATAAACAAGCCCGGAATACCTTTTGCCATTGATAAGGGCAGGATTAAACATAAGTCGGGTGGGGATTCTGAGATTCAGTTCTTTTCTTATGATATGGGACGCAAGAAATTTCAGGGCTCTCAGGTGTCATGGATCTGGTTTGACGAAGAGCCGCCAGATGAGATATATGGTGAATGTAAAATGCGCCTACTCACCACGGGTGGGCACATAGCATTTACGTTTACCCCCTTGTCGGGCATAACACCACTCTATGACCATCTGACACATAAAGAAGAAATACACAAAACTTGGTTGACGATAGACGATGTTAAACATTTAAATCTAAAAGAGATAGATCAGCTTTATGAGGGTATGTCGGAATCCGAGAAGACCGCCCGCAAGTATGGTGTAGCCACACAGGGGTCTGGCAAGGTGTTTCAATTTGAGGAACATGAATATATCACAGAGGATTTCGAAATACCTCCTCACTGGAGAAAAATTGGTGGGCTGGATATAGGTTTAAACCATCCAACCGCAGCCGTGATGTTGGCGATAGATGATCAGGCTGGATGTTTCTATATATGTCAAGAATATGAGCAGGGTGGTGAATCTCCAATATCTCATTCGGCATATTTGAAGAATTGGCGCATTGAATTTGCCATAGATCCCAATGCCTTCAATAGGGAAATAGGATCTAAAATTTCTCCTGCCTCACTTTATCGATCAGAGGGCCTGAGGGTTTTTAGGGGCATCAATGACGTTCAGCCCTCCATTGATAAAATTAGAATGCTAATGAGTGAAGGTAGATTTTGGATTTTTGAATCTTGTCAAAAATTGATCAAGGAAATGAGAATGTATCGCACTAAAGAGGGTGCAGATGGCAAACAAAAGATAGTCAAAATACAAGATGATCTTGTGGACGCCATGAGATATGCGGTTATGTCGTCAGACAAGGCCGGAATGTACGGAAAGATTGAAAGTAGTGACATTAAGGTAGTCGAATTTCGTCCTTCGAACTCTAAGTATGGGGGCTCATAATGGAATCTATGAATATGTCTAATGCTTTTGGACCCATTAATCAGGGCGGATTTGCTTCTGATCCTTCTCGTGGAATTAGTGCGTCCCCCATGGGGGGTTTGGATGAATCAGCACGTAAAAGTTTACAATTTGACAACGAAGAATCAAAATTTAGTGACAAAATAGACAAAATTGGTGACGAACAGGCAGATTTTTTAGCCTCAAAGATCAATCAAGAATTCAATTTGTCAAAATCTGCCAAACTGTTACACGAAAAGATCATGATTTTGGCACATCAGAACATCAAGGGTGTGTATTCGGCGGATATGGATTTTGGAACAGGAACTTCCAGGGCCTTTGTGCAGATCACTAGGCCCAAGGTTCAGACTTATGTGGGTATGATTTACCCAATTCTGATGCCAAATGGCACCAACGCCTGGACGATCGATGCTGATCCCATTGCGTATAATCCTTCAATGGTTAAAAACCTACTCGCACAGGGTGTACCGCCCGATCAAATTCGAGGCATGGTCCAAAAGAAGGCAGAAGAAGGGGCGGACAGGCTTACGACCAAAATTAAAGACGGTCTCACTCAGACAAATTGGCCCTCGAAGCTGGTTCGAACGGTTTTGGACGCTGGGAGTTATGGAACTTCTATCATTTTGGGACCACTAGGACAAGAAACCGGAGTCGCCCCAGATCCCCTGTTGCAGATTTTAGGAGAACAGGATGAATGGAGGCCTGAACTTGAGGTTTTAAGCCCATTTGACGTATATCCAGATCCCGGAGCTAGGTCGGTAGAGGAATGTGAGAAGATAATTATACGCAAAATCCTAAATAGGGCTCAGTTGCGCAAGCTCAAGAAGATGCCAGGCTTTGATGCGGACAAGATTGATGATGTCTTAACTCGATATCCCGAGGGATTCTGGACACCTGAATGGTGGGAGAGTATTGTTAATATAACCAATAGTCAAACCCAAATGTCCGCGCCTAACGGACGTTTCATTTGTCTCGTGAGATGGGGATGGTTGAGTGGGAGAGACCTGGAAAGGGCGGGCATCCATGATATCCCGGAGGATATGATGGAAGATCAGGTTATGGCCCAGGTTTGGTGCATTGGATCTACGGTTATATCCATCCGGACCAGCGAATTACATAAAGACAGGCTTCCCTTCTATTTTACCCCATTCAATGTGGTTCCACACTCCATTTGGGGCATGGGAATTCCGGAAGAAATGTTTGATTCTCAGGACTGTGTCAACGCCTGCGAGCGTGCCAAGATGGACAACATGGCGCTCTCTAGCCGTCCGATGGCATGGATCAATGTGGATCGCATTGAAAAGGGGCAAACAATCGAGCTAAAGGCAGGAGCCACTCTTAAGGTTAGAGAGAGCGAAACATCCGATAGTAGAATACCGCCAGTGAATTTCTTTTCTCCAGAATGCCGCATGAGTGAGATTCAGGCCGTGCAAGACAAGGGTTTGTACCTGTCACAGGAGCAAACTGGTATGCCTAATGCCTTAATGGGCATGGGCGGGGAAGGAATACATAATAGGACTTCCAGTGGGGCATCCTTACAATTCAATGCCGCCATCACACCACTGAAGACGGTTACCTTTAATTTTGAGAATCATCTAATAATCCCATTATTGGAATCCATGATTAAGTTTTATCAACTTTTTTCAAAGGATCAGGTTATATCTGGCAATTTCAAGGTTTCAGCTCGTGGTGTTCAGGGTATCATGGCCAGGGAATCTCTATTAAATGTTATTAATACCACTATACAAGCTCTTGGGCAGACCCCAGAAGGTTCTAAGCGGCTTGATTTCGAGCAGATAGGTGATTTGCTTATACGGTATAACGATTTGGTGGATTGTAGAATAGTCTTGCCTGATTCCGTGGTTCAGGAGAATGAAAAGAGGGCCATGGAGCAGAAGCTTCAAATGGAACAAGGACAAGCCGCCATTCAGACCACCGCAGACAAGATCAGGGCTGAAACATCTCCCAAAGACGCTCTTCTTGAGCTTTATAAGGGGGCTCCTGAAGGGTCTTTGGCTAAGATTAATCTCATGGAAAAGGCTGCCCAGGCGTTTGGTTTCCTGGACCAGGCTCTTAAGGAGGCTATTGGCTTTGATGAAGAGGCCGCTGAGATCGGTTTTAAGGATGTGGCTCACGAAGCGGGTGCAAATCAGGCTGACAGGATTCATTCGCTTGAGCCAAAGAGGAAATCTAAATGATGAACACGGTAGACATGAAACATGAAGATCTAAAGAAACGAATCATACAATCACAATCATCGGATGTATGGAGGTGTCTTGAGGAGATCATAAAAAGGGAAATAGAAGATACCAGGAACAAACTGGAAATAATGCCCGATCAGATTATGATTGCTAGGGCGCAATCCAAAATCAAGACGCTGAGATTTATATTGACTTTATCTGAAGATCAACCTAATCTTTAATCAGCGGTACTCGGCACTTTTTGCTGACCCGTAAAGCGAGGAACAAATGCCTTATATGCCAACCCCGGAACAATTTGCGGAACTGGAGACGCTGAAATCCTTCAAAGAGCGAGAGAATCTTATTGCTCTCTGGGAGGAAGAGGCGGCTGCCATGGCCACACCCTCTCAGGAGGCTGGTCAGCAATCCGTGAGCGTTCCCGAAGTGACCACAACGACCCAGGCTGCACCTCCCGCGCCGATTGTTCAAGAGCCCACTACTGTGGCACCTCAGGCTGAAACGTCAGCACAGGAAGAGGTTAAGAGTGTAGATTACTACCTCAAATTGGCCAAGGATCGAGAAGAAGAGGCAAAAACGTGGGAAAAGCGCAAGAGTGATGGCGATAGATATATCGGCCAACTCAAAGAGGATTTATCTAAGGGTCAACAAGCACTGGCGGCATCTGAAGCCAGAATGAATGCCCTCGAACAAACCCTCAAGACACTTCTGGAGCGACAGGCCACGGGCCAGGAAAACGAGGACGAAATTGACACTTCTTATCCTGAGATTTCTCAGAAGATCAAGAAGTCTAATGCCGCCCTTGAGACTAGATTGCGACAAGAAAATGAAGCTCGCCTAAAGGCCATTGAGGAGCGTAATAAGCAACTCGAAGCCGAACAGACAGAGCGCAATAGGAAGATGTTTGCACAGAATCATTATAATCAAGTCAAAATGGCACATTCTGATATCGACGATTTTCTAGATCCTCAAAAGCTCGGACCAGCCCTTGTCGAGTGGGCTAAAACTCGGCCCGTTGAGATCTTGAATGCTGTCAATAATGCTCTTGATTATAGTCCCGAATATGTCGCCGACATCATCTCGCAGTTTAAGGATCATACTGGCTATCGGGCACCCAAGAAACCGTCTCTAGGGGATCTGGCCGTCAGGGCCACTTCTGTTCCCCAAATCAGAGAGCCCGAGCCTGAACTCGATGTATTCCCACCCGACTTTACCGAAGTAGATCTTGATAAACTTATGCGAAAACTGAATAACGATATGCGAGGACGGTCTCGTAATGATTTTGAGGCCGCAATGGATACCGTTATTGCCAAGTTTGAGCGAACACTTCAGAAACGTAACCAAGCCTAAGGAGTTAAAAAAATGGCTGCAGGTACTGTTGATTTGACAAAACCGGTTGATAAGAGCCAATTCCGGGCATTCGCCAAGACGTCCGATGGCGATCCCTTCACGCGCGTGATTGATTTTGAGGAAGCTACGACCAAGAAGGGTAGTGCATTAGCCCAGAACGACACAATTGACGTCATCACCATTCCGGCGGGTACGGTTTGCACCCAAGTGATGGTTCGAGAAATGAAAGTTGGGACCGCATCTACCACTATGCAGGTGGGTGATCAAACCACTGCCACCAAGTACATCACGTCGGTAGCCCTCGATGGCGCATTGCAGGCATTTTCGGCCTGCTCCCCCACGGCTGTCTTCTATTCGGCGGCCAATGCGGTACAGATTTGCCTAAATTCTGCCACTGCCGTCACTATGGGGCGATTTGAAATTACTGCGGTTCTTTTGCAACTTGGCACAAGCGTGACCGTCTAAGGAGGAATGAGAAATGGCTGTCGCACGAACTGGTTTGAATCTCGCTGGCGGTGCTTACACCCCTGCGATTTGGTCTAAGAAAATGGTTAAGAAGTTCTATGCTGGATCGGTCTGCAACCAGATTTGCAATACCGATTGGCAGGGTGAATTGCTTGGCAAGGGTTCCTCTGTCGAAATCCGGCAACGCCCCGATGTTATTGTTACTCCCTCCACCGTAAATGGTAAGATTACCTGGACTGATGTTATCGACATCAAACAGACCCTGACCATTGACTATGCTTTTGATGCTGCCGTTAAGCTTGACAACATCGATATGCACCAGATGGATGTCAACCTTCAGGCTGAGCTGCTGGACGAAATTGCCAACCGGCTTCGATTGTCGGTTGAAACCACGGTTTTGGGCTCTGCATATAGTTCTGCTGGGACCAAATTGGCTACTGGCAACACTGGTGGCGCAATTGTCGCTTTTGGCACCGCTGGGAACCCCGGCAAGGTCTTTGCGGCGGCCCAGGCGTTCCTGAGCATCGCTGATGAACCCTGCCCGGATGAAGATCGATGGATTTTGATCCATCCCGTAATGAAACAGTATCTCATTCAGGAAACCTTCAACTATGCCCTCAATGCTGGAACCTCTAAGGGTGCTATGCAGGCTGGGTATGTCGCTACGTTGGCTGGGTTCCAGGTGTTTGAATCCAAGTTGGTTACCGGACTGGGTACCTCCGCCTCCAAATATAACGCCATGGCTGGCCACAGCTCTGGCATCACGCTGGCCGTTCAGTTTACCCAGTTTGAAGTCAACGTTCCCCTTGAGTCTTTCTATGGCAAGGGCATCAGGGCACAAAATGCCTTCGGCTACAAGGTGATCAAGCCCACTTCGTTGCTTTGGCTTGAAACTCAGATTTCGTAATTAATCTGTCGAGACGGGGAAGGATATGGTGTCCTTCCCCCACTCTCACTTATGGAGATTACATGTCCGTTCAGGTTTTATCGACTCA